TAATTTAGTCAAAACTGGACTTTTAAAAACGTATTCTGTATTTCCGCAAATAATAAACCAAAATAATAAATTACCAGCTATATCCGACCGTTTTTTTCATCCATCATAAAAATACTATTATAATAATATATGTACGTTTTGCTTATACTATTATTAATAATACTTATTTCATTTATTATATTTTTTAAGGCATATCCTTTATACTGGCATGAATTATGTTTAATGTGTCATTTGGCATATCCAAAACGGTTAGAACATAATATACTTCCAATACCCAAATCCCACAAACATCGAATTTTAATTGTAAGTTATGATAATCGACCCCATTTAGATTTTGTTAAAATGCACGTTGCGAATGTTTCATCGTATTGTTCGAAATGGAATATTGATTATCGGTTTTTAACAGAATGTCATCATAATACCTATTTCTGTAAAATATATATGGTATTAGAAGCATTACAAACAAATTTATATGATTATGTCATTTGGATGGATACGGACATTATTATTATTAAACCGGAAATAGATTTAAATACGATTATCAATACATATGATAGTGATATTTATATTGGAACCGAACTTGTCAATACAAGTTTATGTTCTGGTTTTTTTATTATTAAAAATAGTAGCATAGGACAGAAGTTATTAGAAGATTGTATTTTGCTTTTTAATAAACAGCGTCAAATATGCACGAGTCCTTCTGGGCAGTTAAATGGTCGATGGGGAGGAATATGCTATGAACAGGGAACACTTAATCATTTGATATTTAAATATAGTAAATATTATGACGCAACAACAATATTAAAACGTAGCGTCATTGACAATGTATCACAATGTGGCACAGGAAGTTTTATGCTTCATTATTGCCGAGCAAGTCCTGAAAAACGCGCACAATGTTTTAACCGAATTTTACATGAGACATAACACAACATATAACACTACACAACAGTTATATGTCAATACTAACACATCGTTTATTATCCGATAATTGCTTAAATTCATCTTCCAACTTTTGAATTTGTGTTTGTTGAAATGCAGATATAGATTCATATTTTTTTAGTTTTTCAAGTGTTCTATGCTGTTTGATTTTATATTTCAATAATTTATATTTGGTTTCAAATAATGGATTTTCCCATATATGACGAAATTTATGCGCCAATGTTGGATAGCTACGTAATGATAAAATAGTTTTCAACACATATAATAAATGATGTGCTGAAAATTTGTTAATAATATGCTGGAATGCTTCAATAAAATGATTATACATTGCTAATTGATTTATGAACACAACTTGATGAAGAACCGTTGTTTTACCGGTTGTTTCATTGGTTATAATGTATCGTTTATGTCCATCCCAAATGCGCGGAACAGTTATGAAAATGTATTGATTATCAAAAAGAATTTTAACTAAATTATTTGTTAGATGTATTGTAATATGATAATTATATTTTACAATATTATATATTTTTATTTCAGGATTCGTTTCTTCGTGGAGTTTGAACATATATTATCTATTATACTTTTCGATATTCCGGATATAATAAATAATATTTAATATGAAATATCATAACATAAAGAATACGCTGCACATCCACATAAAATATGATACATACTATGATAAACAACATACTTATTGCGACAACGTGTTAATCCGCGTGGAATACTATTCATATAAAAAAATAGACCGAACATCGTTAGCAATATAAATATCGGTGGTAATGTTCCATTATAATATATGGTATGTATAATTTGACTTATTATTGCTGTGTGAGCAAGATATGCCTCTGTTTTTTGAATGAATGCCGCTTTTTGTGGCTCAAATATAGTTCCTTCATATGTCAAATGATAAACCCACGCATAACTAATTGTAATCAATACTAAACCAAATTGTAAATACAACGATTTCATATATGTTATTAGCAAATAGGGAATAAATGATAGCAAACTAACACAACACATATCAAATGGAAACATTGATTCGTATGGACAACCGGTTGAGTCGTGTATGTCATACTCTGCATTCTCCATATGAATGACACGGAATTGTCCTAATTGTTTCTGTAAATTCATCGTAGCTTCTTCACACGTTACTTGTGAAGGGTCAATGGGTGTTCCAAATTCAATACGACGATGTGTGAAATCGAAAAATACAGGGTGAATACGAACATTTAATCTTTTGGCAATATAATAATATCCGGTTCGCCATTCTTTTTTGCGAGTGGTTCCTTTCGGGGACAATGCTACGAATCGTCGATTGATAGCATCTTCTGGTAGCGTTTCTATCATTTTTGAAATTTGTTCAACACTATTATTATTTCGTTTTTCTAGTGGTGGTGCAAATATCAAATTGCACATATATACGAATGGTTTATAATACCACGCTGATAGACCGGGTTTGACGATCGTATATGTGTTTTTAAATCCAGGCGTCCATATGTATAACATTAAAACGAAAATATCCCAAAAGCTACTATGTCCAATAACAAATACACTTGATTCTTTTGGAATACTATTCAACTCCAAATCTTTCCATCCAAATAAACGATTAATAATTGGCATTTAATGCATGAGTTATATGATGTGGTTATTATTTATGTATTTTTATATTTACTTTGAAAAATTTGATATTTGATGGTTATTTTCAATTAAATAAGTTAAACGATTCTAATATTCTATAAAATGCAGACACCTGGTGATATAGAAGATATAACGAAACACATTGAACACGACCATACTGTTATTCGCAAAATTATGTGCGAATTATATGCTGAATATATGAATGACCCTTCTATTATAGATACAAGTGATGTATTTATGCGACGTGTATATCGTATTTGTCGCAAATATAAATGTTGCCCCCCTAAAAATGAATTGGGTCAAGCATACAAGGAACTTATTGCCGAACCGGATTCACAAATCGACGCACACGAACCACTTATGCGTGCGCTTATTAAACGCGCCGTTCGCAGTGAAAGTGGTATTATTAATATATCAGTCGTTATGCCCCCTGATAAATTTAGTTGTAAATATAATTGTCGGTTTTGCCCAAATGAACCGGGTATGCCACGCAGCTATTTAAGTAATGAGGATGCCGTCAAACGCGCAAACTCGGTTAAATTTGATGCCGTATCACAAGTCTATACACGATTCGAAACGCTTGAAACGAATGGGCATAGTATTGATAAAATTGAGTTTCGTATATTGGGGGGAACATTTTCGTCATACGAACATACCCTTGCCGACACATTCATTCGCGATTTATATTATGCTGCTAATAATTATTATTCAACAGAAGTTCAAATTGGACGTGGAACTCTTGAAGAAGAAATTGAACGAAATAGTCTACCAGGGGCTAAAATTCACGTCGTTGGCTTGGGATTGGAAACGCGTCCAGATGAAATAACCCCCGATGAATTGCGGCGATTTCGACGATATGGATGCACGCGTGTTGAATTGGGTGTTCAACATACGGACAATAAATTACTGCGTCTTATGAATCGCGGTCATCGTGTCCAGGATAGTCGCAATGCCATTCAACTCCTTAAAAATTCCGGGTTTAAAATAGAGATTCATATTATGGCGGATTTACCTGACGCGACACCGGAAGGTGATAAACAATGCTATTTTGAAATATTACAGGGCGACCCCGATCTAATTCCCGACTATATGAAAGATTATCCATGCTTGGACGTCGCATTTACTGAAATCAAGAAATGGAAAGAGTCCGGGAAATGGCTGCCTTATTCAGAGGGACCCGATGGTGCAAATGTATTACAAGATGTATTGGTGTATCGTCAATCCATAACACCGAAATATGTGCGCGTGAATCGTGTTCAGCGGGATTTTTCACCCGCAACAGAAGATAACGAATATCTGGGATTCACAAGTAGCACTATTTCATCGAATTTAGGTCAAATTGTAAAAGACCGTGCCGAACAAATGGGTGTGTATTGTAAATGTATTCGATGCTGCGAATTGAGGAATGAAAAATTCAATATTGCAGATGTCGAATACAAAACTGTTGTATTCTATGCTTCTAATGCAATTGAATATTTCATTTCTGCCGAAATTGATCGACCTAATCGCCCACTTCTACTTGGATTTATTCGATTGCGTATTATGAACGAATACGACCATCCGGTATTTCCGGAATTATCGGGAAATACCGCTATTATTCGCGAATTACATGTATATGGTTCAGTTGTTCCTGTTTCACCCCTTGTGGCAAAGGATTCTGATAGAGCGCAACATCGCGGAATTGGCAAACATTTAATGGAAATGGCAGAAAAAGTTGCATCAAGAGAGTACTTTAAAAACCGTATAGCGGTTATTGCCGGTGTAGGTGTTCGTGGATATTACGCGAAATTGGGCTATCAATTAGAAGGAACATATATGGTCAAACAACTCCCTCCATTTATAAGTCTAAACCTACAATTTGGTATTATAATGTGCATCATTGCTATATTCGTTGCCTATCTTTTGGTGTAAATAAACCTATTTATAATAACGGTTTCGTAATAAAATATTTGTGTAATTTATATGGTAATATGTCTATCAAACCGAAATCAAGTAGAACGAAAAAAAAAGAAAGGCTAAAATCAAAAACACGGCATAGTAGCAGTATAATTTTACCGACTACAACACCACTGCAATATAAACAAAACCTAATGAAATTATTCAACAAATTGCTAATCGATTTAAATGCTATAGGAACAACAGCCGTCGATGATTTGATACTAGAATTTAATAAATTCACTACAATGGTTATCCCCTATATCATCAAACATAAAGATGAAATTCGTGTAGAAAGACATATTCGAAACTTATTTTTATTGCGTTCAACTGACGAATTGTCTTTCCAACACGTTATGATACAATTTATAACAAATTGCGTTCTTCGTGGTAAGATTTCAAAATTTATACACGTACATTTTATGAAACTGGCATTAACACCTGAACAAAAACAAAATGCCGCTAAAATAGATTTACTCACGATACTCAACAAGATAGCCCGAATTTTTTATATCAATCAAGATATGATTGACGTTAGAATTATATCTAATTATCAATCTTTGATAGAACCATCATTCATACAAAGATTCGCGTCGTTGATTCATATTTCGTATTTAACCGTTGAGGCGGAGGATATTATATCAACCCTTCCCGAAACGGATTTTACGTTATGTCTGTCTCATTTAGTTTCGTGTATATCACAATTATCAGCCACTATCAATGATAATGACTATATGTTGTGTGTTATTATTGCCAGTTTGCTGTTCTATTTCGAATTGATTTATACATGTTAGGTCATCACGACCTATGATAAAAATTTGATATATATTTTATTTATTATATATAATTAGTTTTCCTAAATGACAGATACAATGCCAAACGAAATGTATCAAAATGCCGAATCCCAGTTAGTTAAGGCCGGGATTCGGCAATTTGAATACCAGATTGAAGGGACACAATGGATGATTCAGCGGGAGATTGATTCGTGCGGCGGATTTTTGTTCGATGACGCAGGCTTAGGGAAGACGTGTCAAACATTGGGGTTGATTTTGGGACACATTGCATACCCTACATTGATTGTTATGCCTATTGCCTTGTTGGAACAATGGCGAGAACTAATAGCAAAAGTCGCGCCTCAATTGGTCATTCATACGCATCGCAGCAAAAAGCCCATTCCACTCGATGCGAACATCGTTCTAACAGGCTACCATCGAACATACTCCAGAAATACATCAATGGCAGGCGACGAATGCTGCGACCGAACACCGCTACACGAAATCAAATGGGGTCGAATCGTATTGGATGAATGTCATATGATTCGTTCAAAACGCACACGGCTATTTCGTGGATGCGCTGCTTTGAAATCCACCTATCGTTGGGGATTGTCTGGAACACCGATCCACAATCGGCTCAGTGATTTGCGAACCGTGTTCGCTTTCGCGCAACTTCCATTGAAAGTTTCTGTATCTGACCACACCCAAACCGCAATACTGCGGCGCAATAAATCGCTCGTAGCTGAAAAATACCGCAACTTGAAAATCAATATCGTCAATATTCCATTTGACACCGAAGAAGAACGCGAATATTGCCGCCAACTTCGCAAAGAATGCCGCCGGCGTGCGGCCGAAATCATCGCACAATGTGGCGACCAACGACGTGTTCGAGCGCTTCTAATGGTGCTCATTATGCGATTGCGTCAGGCGAATATTCACCCCAATATCGTCGAACTTGCGAAACCCACGCCGCGTTTAATCGAAAGCACATCGACCAAAATGCGCGTTCTAATGGAAATGGTCAATGCGCAATCCGCCGATCACAAAACCCTTATTGTATGCCATTTTCGGGAAGAAATGGCGATGGTCAAAAGATGCTTGGAACGCAATTTTCGGGTAGGTATGTATTCGGGCGGTATGAATTTCGAGAGTCGCAATCAATGTATTGCTGATTGCCACGCCGGGAAAATTGATGTGCTTGTTATACAGATTGTGTGTGGAGGTGTCGGTTTGAATTTACAGATGTTCAACAAGGTCTATATGCTAACACCCAATTGGAATCCGGCGAATGAAATTCAAGCCATTGCGCGGTGTCATCGTATCGGTCAAACACGTGATGTGGAAGTGTTCAAACTCGTTATCGCCGATGACACAATGGAAACGATCGACCAGCGAATCATTCGTGTTCAGCAACGCAAACGGGGAATTATGTCGCATTATTTGAACGATGTGACATTTGATTTCAATGAAGTATTCCGGAACGAGAATTGCTCGAAACAGGAATTTAGTCTGGGCGATTGTATGGAATTGATGTAAAAAATAAAATAAAAATAAATAAAATCTTGTGTGTTTTTTTATTTATTATTCATTTCTATATAAAATATTCCGTATATAATGTTGTAAAATGAATAATATATATTTAGTCAATTGCTCTCATTATACACGTGGTTGCCAATTTGTTTCTCCATGTTGTAGTGGGAAATTGGTTCGATGTCGCGTATGCCATGATAATGAATGTTTGGATCACGACTTCGATAGATTTGCGGTTCAAAATGTATGTTGTAATCAATGCGAGATGGTTCAACCTATTGCTGAAAAATGCAGCAACTGTTCTCTTTTATTTGGAACCTATTTTTGTTCCGTTTGTCGTCTATACGATTATAATGATGAAACAAAACCGTATTTTCATTGTCCGGATTGTGGAATATGTCGTAAAGGTTGTTGTGAAAATTATTTTCATTGCCATACATGTGGTGTTTGTTTTTCATTACAAACAAAAGATATACATCGATGTTCCAAGTCGACATTTCATAATGATTGTTGTGTTTGTACACAAAATTTATTCAATTCGCGCGAACCGGTTATTATTCTTCCGTGTCTTCATTTAATTCATGTGGAGTGTCGTAATCAATGGATTCAACGTAGTATTGGTTGTCCTTTGTGTCGCAAAACAATGTTGGAACCGGATGCCCTACAACAATACAATCAATTGATGGATAATATGCTACACCAAGCCAACCAACAAGATCAACAAGAAAACAATGCCGAAGAACTAGAAACCGAAACAGAACCAGAACAAGAAGTCCAAGTTCAAGTTCAAATTCCCAGTATAACCATATATTGTAATGATTGTTGTAATCAACAAAATTCGGTTATGTTTAATGTATTTGCATACAAATGCCCCCAATGTAATAGTTATAATACATACCGGGGTTAAATTATTTATATTGATTGCTATTACTTTTCATTCAGTTCAAGTACTAAATAATTTATACGTAATACTATAATCTGGGTGCCTTCACAATAAAATAACGTAAGTGTAAGTGTTTAATTGAAATAATACAATGTTTGTGAATTATTTTGTTATACTAACGCAAAAAACAAGAAATATGTATGACGCTATAAGGGTTAAACTATATTCATAAATATATAGTTTAAATAATTATTTTGTACACAAACAAAGTAATGATTATTTATTTTACAATCGAAATGAAATTATCTATCTTGAATAATGATTTATATTCTATTGAAATAGCTTACACGGTAGTTATATGCAAAACAATTTTACCTTCGCCATCACCCGTCATAACATATTTACTATGCCCCCACGAATTTTTATAAGAATTGGTTGCTTTACATAAAGTTAAAAGGGCTGGTTTTGTAGTATATGATTCTACTACACCATCAACTATATTAAAGTTCTCAGAAAAAATAAGTCCATTAAAATGCATCGAACCTTTTGGAGCATCTAATGTATATTTATTACTTGTTTCTATTAAAACACCCGATGATGTTTTTGATAAAATTTTATAGTCGATAACTGTAGTTCCAACCTCGTGTGTTCTTGCCGAGTCGGAATACAAAGACCCAAAAAATCGAAACATATCACCTACCTTTAATGATGTTATATCACGTTGTGTCTGTATCTTTTTATTAAAATTGCGTTTATAAAATAATGTTTGTTCGAATGTTGCCATTATATTATCTAATAAATATATTTTGTTTATATAATATATATAATATATGCATTTATCAGCACACACGATTGAAACAGGTATCTCAACCGTTGGTCAATTGCTTGGTGGCGCAGTCGGTAATGCTTTGGAAACGGGCGTTGATGTATACGAAACCTATACAAATATCAAACAACATAATTACA